GACCAAAGGTGTCGGAACAACTACCGGCGCGGGTGCTGGTGTTGGTATCGGTATTGGGACAGGTGCCGGAGCTACCGCCGTCTTAACGATCTCCTCATACATCGCAGGCGATATAGCTGGAGGAAATGCGTTGTTTATGTTAATGCCTATCGGCAAAGGTGTCGCTGTGGTGGCCGTGTTCAAATATTCTGCCTTGAGCATTGGGCCTTTCGGTGCTTCCACATATGCCTTGATCGCTTCTTCAATAACCGGATCAATTCCCGCTTCGGGGGGATTCGGTATAAACGTGCCTCCCGGCTGTGCTGGTATGATATTGCCAACCACATTCTCAGTTAGCTCCTTCAAGACTTGCTGTTCAATTGTTTGCGGAGTAGGAACATCCGTAAGCATTTGAGGCATCTTTACGATCTCGTCTCTAGGACTAGCAACGGGTGCCGGTGCTGGCGGTAATGGTGTGATTACTGGCGCTGGCACTACTGGCGTTGGCGCTACTGGCGCTGGAACTGGAGCTGATGGAGCAAGGACGGGATCTACTAATACAACAGGATCAGCGGGAGGCGGCGTAGTCACCCCCAACCTTTTATTTCCTAGATGATCCTCTACGACATTGTATTTGACTTCATCAGGAGCGGAATCCGTTATCACTTGAGGCTGCGTAACAATAGAGTCCCTCGGACCGGAATCAGGGCCGGGGCTAGTAATCACAGGTGCTGGAGCCGCTGGAGGAGGTGTTGCCGGAGCCGCTGGAGGAGGCGTTACTACAGGCTCTGGGGTTATAGGTGCCTGATTAGCTAGCTCCTTTAACATATTCATTAACGCTGTCGTATCTGTCTGACCGTAATTAGGATCAAACGTGCCTAAGTCTTGAGGCGTTGGCCTTCCTGTGTTGTACGGACCAAAACGAGGTCCACCAACTAGGTCTTGTGCCTGACCCATGTATCCGGTGTAGTCTTGCTCGTTGGCTACAGTAGGTATGCCAATCGTTCTAGGGTCTGGGCCTAGACGATCAAATCCGGGGCCGGGACCAAACTGAGTTCCAAGGACACTAGCCTCCTCCGATTTAGGAATTAGATAAGGGGCAGAGCCTCCCATCACATCACTCGCTCCACCTGATATTGCACCAACCGCTTCAGGTAGAGTCTTAGATAATTCGTTAAGGTAATTACGCATACCCGTCTCTTGCAGCATCTCTTCCGTCATGCGGTCTAGCGACCCTTGCGGTTCGTAATATACTTCCGGTCTTCCTTGCTGAACCCAAGATGTATCTAAAAGATCCTTGTTGTATTGCGTTACAAAATTATCGTAGTTACTTGGCTTTGAGATCTCATCCTTGTCTTTTCCAAGGCCCAGTAAATTTTTAACGCCTTTTGCAGACCCCCCAAGAATATCTGTTGCAAGAGCAGTCTGAATATTGCTTTGACCTTTCGCGGAGTCTTTAATTTTTTCAGAGGTGTTGGGAAAAAGGTTTGACGCAAAATCGCCAACACCCTTAGCGAAATTGCCAATGCCTTTAGCAGCCCCTCCCACCCTGTCTAAGAAATTTGGATCTTTGTAAGTTATAGACCCTTCTTCAGCTCTGTCTGGGTATTGCGATACAGGGTACTGTTTTTCAAAGTCAACCAGACTTTTTTGAGCAACATCTGTTGCAATTTGATTTGTCTGGTCACGGTATACATTAGTCATCCGGTCAAACGAGGCCATACTGTTAGCCAGTTCTCTTGGAGTTACTTGTTGTCCAGCTTTAGGATGGCTGTCTGCATAACGAGCCTCACTAGGGTGCATTAAGCTCCCATCGTCTTTACGCATCTGATTAACCCAAGTGGGGTCAATAGTTACATCGCCAAATTCTTGTCCAAAGAATATTTCCCACTCTGCCTGCATTTCTTCAACTTCTGTTGGGCTTTCATCTTGCTTGCCAGCACCGCCATCTGCCTCCATTAGCGTCTACCTCTTTCTTGTGCGGTGATGTCTACACCAAACGCATCATTAAAATTGCCACTAGTATTCACCCTCACCCGGTGATACCTCGCCTTCTCTCTAAAGTTCATCTCTCCCAGATCGTTTACCGAGTGGGCAAGCGTGTATGAATAGTTTTCGTTCTGGTTCATTCTGGTCCCAACCTGAACAGTCACAGTTGCATTTGCCCCATCAACAAGCGGCCTTACGTTCTGCAATAGAATCGTCTTTCCGTCAGCATTACCAAACTCAGATGTCTCTACCTGTGCCGACAACGCCGTGCCAGAGAATGTAGCCATCTTGTGATCAGTGCCAAAGGCAGTCATGGAAACCCTGCCGCCCCTAAACGCTGCCGAGTCCACGTTGATTGAGTCGGTGTCAATGCCGTTAGGTAATACAGCGGTCAAACCATCTAGGTCTACGTCAGCAGTAAGGTACTCAGAAATTACTTCAGTATTAACCTCTGCATAGCTCCATCGATCAGCGGCCCAGTTATAGATTAATAACCTGTCGTTGTAGGCTAGCGTTACATCAGAGCGGAATGACCAGATGACCATCCTATTACGACGATCAACCACACCCCGGACAAACTTTATTGAAAATTCATCGTTCTCAGAGAAGAACCATCGATCAACCTTCTCAGCACCAATAGGTAAAGCCCTTCCCCCGGTAAATCGATAGAAGCCGTCCTGACCTAAGAAATATATATCTTGACCAGACCAACAAACTGACTGAGGCGCGGGGGTGCCTCTCCCCTCTTCTACCTCGCTTAAACGGAAGATGGTTGGAGGCCCAACGTAATCCATCGTCCATATCGAATTCTCTTGAAATATCACACCCCTCTGGCCGGGGACGATCTTCTGTATGTGCCCACCGTCACCCTCTAGGTCTCTTCTATCAGACTGGGTTGCAGCGGAAGGAGTCCATAGCTCCGTGTTGTTATAACCAGACCATATGATTCGGTTGGGTCTAGCCGTGCCATCATTAATATCTCCCATAACCACAAAGTTACGGACGGTAGCAATGGTAGACGCTTTAGGGGGTGATCCCGGTAAATCGAGATACGTCGATGAAGAACCCAGATCGTAATATTGGGGATCTACATTCCCAGCACACGCAATAAGACGATCACCGAATCTCGTCCACTCCCAGTTCAATACACCCGTATACCCGCCAGACTTTGAGACATCACTCCACGCTTTAGCGGCGCTCAGGGTCTCTATCGTGGTTGCAGTCCCGGCATGGTTGTAGATATTGCCGTCATTATCTTTGACAGTAATTGATCCAACGCAGGCCGAAGTCAGCGCGTCCGAGAATGACTCTAGCGAGTTTAACGAACCATAAGTCTGCACATACGGTAAGACGTTCTTGGCTATTGTAGCGCCCGGATTGTCCAGAGCAGGCTGATCAGGCAACCACTCACCAAAGACTACCTTGCTCAAGGTGTACCGCCGCCGCCAGTTCTCACAAGGCCGCTGCCGCTAACCCTACCCCAACGATCTTCACGGTTAATCTGGTCCACCGCCCTCTCAAATTTGATCGCATACTGGTTTTCTGTGTCGGGCTCCATAGCCCACTCAGAAGCCGCTCTAAGCGCCCCATATAGGTATACGTCATATCCATTGGTTAGAAGCCAATTGGTGTCTGTATCGCCCGATAGAGCGTCAAACGCCTTGTAATACACAAGGGTCAAGGAGCCGCTTGAAGGAGTGGGAGCAATCACAATATTATCGCCCTCGATCGTATAAGCCGAAGGCTCACCCGTCCCCTCATCGAATATTCGCGAAGATCTAAGGCGTACAGGAGACATGAAATCCATCTCCCTCTGGTTTTGCGTGTTGTTTGTCACCGCCCTCATGGATACGAACCCAGTAGGTAGCGCAGTTGACTGCGAACTAACCGAAAAAGACGTATTTGTAGTCTCCATCTGGCCAATTCGCACCTTTCGGCGTATCTCAGCCTCAGCAATGCGTACAAAGGTGTTCTTTAACGATTCAGTCAGGTCAGATCTCGCCATATAGCTCGAAATGTCCGTCTTGAGCGTTGCAAAAGTGGTCATATTTTACCCGCGATTAGTTTTAGGTATGAGTTTTCACGGCTGTTTAGCTTCATGGCTAGGTAGGTCTGCCACGTAAAGTCTTGACGGCCCTTGGTCTGCCAATCACGCTTCCATTCCCGGTGCATAGTGTCTGGGATTCTTGCGACAAGCCTCCCGTTAGCTCTGGGATTCGGGACAGCATGGTTACGGATCTCGGCGTTATCATCGAGGATAGCTTTAACCTGATTAGCTGGCTTGTAGTCCTCAGCAATAACCTCATCGTCACTAACATGGACGCGAGTCTCGTTCCCGTTCCATAACCGTTTTCTAAAAACCGTATTCATAAATTCCCCAAAAAAAAAGGGGGACCGAAGTCCCCCAAGAGATGAACAGCGTATTGGCTACGCAGTCATGGCCGTATCGTCATCTACGTCAGCATATATCCCGTGAGCTGCAGGATTGGTCACTGTTAACGCATAGTCAACAACGAGCATTCTGCGTTGAGCATCACCAACGGTTGCTACCACTTCAGTCTTATAACTGTCGAGGTATGAAACCTTTGCGTACTCAGTATCAAGGGCAAACACATCAACGTAGTCAGATGAAACCTGACGTTGGAACCTGTTAGGAGCCACATCAAGGGTTCCGAAATCGCTGACATATACGTCAACGGCTCCGACCACACCCACTCCACTACGAGTGTTCTTACCGAAGTCTTGGTAAGGCGTAGCGATACGTGAAGTTGATGAGAACATATAGGCAGAGAACTTCTGCTTGACGGTTGGACCCATCATTAGAAGGTCAGGTGAGCCGCCATTTATGTATGTCGAGTTTAAGACTCCTAGGAGCCCAGCCTCGCTGAGGGCCCTTACGGTCCCGTCAGTAGCAGCAGTTGTAGGCGTTCCGTAGTCTGTAGAAGACAGAGCGGGGTCAGCCCCACCAGATCCTCTAGCGGTATTGCCAGCGTCTACTTCTGAGTTTACGCCAACGCCAATCCAAGCTGGTAAGCCAGCAGTAGTCGGAGCAGAGCTGGAT